GTCATTGAGATAAACGCAGATGACGACCAACTAGAAGATAGATTGGATGAGGCATTACAGTATTTCGCACAGTACCACTATGATGGTATTCAAAGAGCATATCTAAAATATCAATATACAGAAGCTGATAAAACAAGAATGACGGCTGATTCTTCCGAGTCAATCACAAAAAATTCAGTTACTACAACATGGAAAGAGGGTAATAACTTTATAGTTGTGCCTGAAAGTGTGATATCAGTAATCAATATATTTCCGTTTTCAAACAAATCTAATATGAATTTGTTTGATGTAAGATACCAAATGAGATTAAATGACTTGTATGATTTTTCATCTACAAGTGTTATTAACTATGATGTTGTATTACGACACCTAGACTTCTTAGACCATATCTTAGTAGGTGAAAAACCTATAAGATTTAATCAACATGACAATAGACTTTACATTGACATGGATTGGACACATGATTTACAAGTAGGTGAATATATCGTAATAGAAGCATACAGAAAAATGGACCCTACAGTACATACAGATGTATTCAATGACATATTTCTAAAAAGATATGTTACAGCATTATTTAAAAAACAATGGGGTGCTAACCTATCTAAGTTTGATGGAGTAGCAATGATTGGTGGAGTTACATTAAATGGAAGACAAATTTATTCAGAGGCTTTACAAGACATTGAAAAGTTAGAACAAGAGATTAGAAGTACCTTTGAGTTAAATCCAGCAATGATGATTGGATAGAAAATCATGGCAGTAAATCACTATTTTCAAGGTGGCAAGGGTATTGGAAACCAAGCCGAGAAAAGACTACACGAAGATATTATAATTGAAAGTCTAAAGATTTTTGGACAGGATATTTACTATCTTCCTCGTACTCTTGTAAATAGAGATTTAGTTTTAGGAGAAGATACATCAAGTAGATTTGACGACTCTTATCTATTAGAGATGTACTTTGAAACGACTGAAGGATTTGCTGGTGAAAATGAAATCATCAATAAGTTTGGTTTAGAAATTAGAGATGATACTACACTTGTATTATCTAAGAGAAGATTTGAGGACCATGTTGCAAGTAAGGCAACATTAACTGCCACAGGTAGACCAAATGAGGGAGATATTGTATATGTACCTCTATTAAAATCATTCTTTGAAATTCAATTTGTGGAAGACCAAGAGCCTTTCTATCAAGTAGGTAACTTACCTGTTTATAAATTAAAGGTGACTCGTTGGGAGTATGCAAACGAACAAATCAATACTGGTATCGGCACACTAGACGCAGTAGAAGACAAATATACACTAGACCAATTACAACACAAATTAACTTTAGAGTATGGTCAAGAGGTATTGACAGGTGCAGGTTCAATTATGTTAGAAGATTATCACGATTATTCTACAGGTCAACCAGCGTTGTTAATGCAAGAAACATATGTGGCTGCAAATATACTAACACAATCGCCATATGCAAGTAACTTAGATTTAAATGCTGAAGCAGGTTATGACACAACTAGTGTAACAGATGACATACTTGACTTTACAGAAAGAAATCCATTTGGAGAGGTTGACGAATAATGTTTGGAACTCATTTTTATAACGAAGGATTAAGAAAGTTAACTATTGCATTTGGTCAAATATTTAACAATGTAATAATTCAAAACACTAGTAGCACAGGTGCAATCACAAAAAGGTTAAGAGTGCCATTAGCGTATGCACCAAAAGAAAAATTTTTAGTAAGATTAGAACAACAGGCTAATCTATCGCAAGATAGAGAGGTTGCAGTTACATTACCTAGAATGGGTTTTGAGATAACTGGTTTATCATATGACTCTACTAGAAAACTTAATAAAATGCAAAAACTTATCAGAGTAAAATCTGGTGAAGACGGCAAAAAAATGGAATACAATTATACACCTGTTCCATACAATATTAATTTTAATTTATATTCTTTTACAGCTACTGCTGAGAATGGTCTACAAATTATAGAACAAATTTTACCATTCTTTCAACCAGAATATACAGTAACAATGAACATGGTACCTGAGTTAGATATAAAAAGAGATGTACCAATTATTTTAAATAGTGTAAATTATGAAGACACATACAACGGTGAATTTACACAAAGACGAGCAGTAATTTATACATTAAGTTTTACTGCTAAGACCTATCTATACGGACCAATGACTAATCAAGGTGTAATTAAAAAAGTACAAGCAGACCTTGGTACTGATACAGATAGTCCATTGACAAGAGAAGAAAGAATTATTGTAGTGCCAAATCCAACAACTGCTGATGGAGATGATGATTTTGGATTTACAACAAGTTTAACTTTCCATACTGATAGTAAACGATATAACCCTACGAGTGGAAATGATGAGTAAATTAGAAGATAATGTAAATGAAATTTTAGGTATAGAAAAGAAAGAAGAAAAGTTTTCTTTACAAGAGTTTGAACAACCAGCTCCTGTGCCTAGAAAAATAGACGAAGATAAACCTCATGTTGACCAAGATTATGAAAATAGTAGAGAAAATTATTATAATCTAATAGACAAAGGCAATGAGGCCATTGAGGGTATATTAGATATTGCAAAAGAGGGTCAACACCCTAGAGCGTATGAGGTCGCAGGTCAATTAATAGGACAAGTGGCAC